ATGATGCATCCAGAAAAACCAATACTACCCAACAATTCAGGAGTTGTCCTACACCACAATCTCCATCTATGAAGGGATATCTTCCTGTTCCATATAATTTGAATTTTGAACTGAGTATTATGACGAAATTAAATGATGATATGCTCCAGATTATTGAACAGATATTACCTTACTTTCAGCCCGATTTTAAGTTATCTATTATTCTGGTAGACAAAATTACAGAAAAACGAGATATTCCGATTATTCTGGATAATATCACAATGACGGATAATTATGAGGGGGATTTTGCAGAAAGACGAGCACTGATATATACCCTTAAGTTTACGGCAAAAACATATATCTTTGGTCCAATTTCACCGACTTATACTTATGGGTCGGTCCAGACTATACTGATGGTCCCGATTCTTCCTAATTCTACAACTGCCGTAGTTGAAGATGCAAGCAAAATCAAAGAAAATAGTGTCGTCAAGATTAACAACGAAGAAGTGCTGGTAACGAATAAAACAGATAATACATTAACCATAACTCGCGGCCAGAATGGAACCACACCGGCTGCCGCAAATATCGGAACAAAAGTGGATATTCGTAGAAATGACATCATTGAAAGAGTGACATTAAATTATATTGCAGGAGATACAAAAGATAAGGCAAATAATGATCTCACATATTCAGTTACACCAAGAGCCACAAGAAGCTATACCGGAATTGTATCAACCAATATAAATAAAGATATTAGTTCAACGGATAGATTAATATCTGTTGAGGATGCCACATCTATTCCAGAAAATTCATATATTGATATTGACGGTGAAGAAATTTATGTTGACTTTAAACAAGGAAACACTCTAGTTGTAAAACGAGGTCAAGACAAAACAACTGCTATCTCTCATATCTCAGGATCATCGGTGAAGCGAATTACTACTAATGATAATAATCTTGTATCTCCTGGTGACAACTTTGGATTCCTAGAAACATTACAATAATATGCCTGAAAAATTTACAAGCCTGAACAAAACATTCAATACACCCCCAAGTGTAACGGAAGAAGTTACATCGGTTATTCCTGACGTTGTAGACCCACCTAAAAAAATTGACGAAACAGTTGCCAAAGAAATTGAGAGTGATTATAAGTACACGAGAAAAAATCTGTATGCCATTATAGAACGTGGTCAGGATGCCCTTGAGTGTGCCCTAGAAGCGGCCATGGAGTCTTCTTCACCAAGAAACTACGAAGTGGTCAGTCAGCTAATTAAGAGCGTCTCAGACGCTTCTGACAAGCTCATGGAGCTACAGAAGAACATGGCCGATCTTAGAAGAGATAAAGATCTAATTCCGGGGCCGTCTACGGTTAATAATTCTGTATTCCTTGGTTCAACTACTGAGCTAGCCAAGTTTCTTCGGGATCTGAATGGAGGGAACCAAAAAATTGAGAAAAAGAAAGTAGAAAAGAAAGAAGAAGAATAAATAGTTATAAAATGTTAAATAATGCAATCATAGAGTTAGAGAATAGGTTATTTAAATTAGATAAACTTACTTATGATTCTATTGATTCTCTAATGAGAAAGATCATGAGAAAATATGATGTAACAGCCAAGGAGCTTCATTTTGGTTTTGTTAAGAAAAACAAACGGACACCCGACGACTGGATTAAAAATCAAATGAAAAAATCAGAACCAAATGAAGAACTTTCGCTCGTACAAAAAATTATTGATGAGACCTGTGAATGCGAAAAAGAACCAAAGGATACGAGGGGACATAAGTCTCTATCTAAACTGGCCAAGAAACATAATGTCTCCAAAACTTATCTAAAGAAACAACTTGAGATGGGAAGGAAGGTTGAGATGGAGCATACCAAAAATCATGACATGGCAACCGATATTGCTCTACAACATCTGGGTGAAATTCCAGATTATTATACCAGACTTGCCCAGATGGAAAAACAAAAAAATGAAAGTGTCATGGTTTCTGATATGTTCGGCAATCCAAAATACCAGTTCATTGATGTTATTAGACCCGATCCTATTGTAGAGGAAAAGGAAAAACGTTACCCCAAAGGACGAAGAAAGGGAGATCCTTGCTGGAAGAACTATAAGCAAGTTGGAATGAAGATGAAGGGTGGTCGAGAAGTGCCGAATTGTGTTCCGGTTGATGAGGAAACTCTACCGACCAGAAACGGACAGAATATGCTCATTACTGTTCAATGGAGAAGTAATATCTATACTATGCAACTATTCTTTCCCAAGTCAAAAATCCCAAACAAAACAGAGATTCAGTTAGCAGCAAATAAAATTTATCCAAACTGCAAGCTACTCACTTATCGAGTTGCTCAGTCTCAACCAAATATGCCAATTATTCAGGTTCAGAATTCAAAATCTAAGAATTATCTATTGAACAATGGGAATATTGGAGAAGAGACTATTGTAGAAAAGATCATTAAAGAGGCAAAATCACCTGCCTGGCAAAGATCAGAAGGAAAGAATCCAGAAGGGGGATTAAACAAAAAAGGAATTGCATCTTATAGAAAGCAAAATCCAGGATCTAAACTCTCTCTTGCCGTAACTACAGATCCATCAAAACTCAAGAAAGGATCTAAGAAGGCAAAACGTAGAGCATCATATTGTGCCAGGTCTGAGGGCCAAATGGAAATGTGGCCGAAGGCAGCTCGGGACCCAAATTCCAGGCTAAGAAAAGCAAGGCGAAAGTGGAATTGTAGGTAATATATGGCGGAAGAATATTATTTAGGTAATCCTTTACTAAAAAAGGCAAATTCTGAAATTGAATTTACGAATGAACAAGTCATTGAGTTTGCTCGTTGTTCTATAGATCCAGTTTATTTTGCCAATAAGTATGTGAAAATCGTAACTCTTGATCATGGACTTCAGCCATTTACTATGTGGGATTTCCAAGAGAGAATGCTCAGGGATTTTCATAACTATAGATTCAATATCTGTAAACTTCCTCGTCAGGTAGGTAAATCCACCACGGTGGTTGCTTATTTACTTCATTATACGATTTTTAATTCTGATGCCAATATTGCCGTTCTATCGAACAAGGCATCTTCTTCTAGAGATATTCTTCAGCGTTTTCAGACTGCATATGAAAATCTACCGAAGTGGCTACAGCACGGAGTTTTATCCTGGAATAAAGGTTCAATTGAGTTAGAGAATAAGTCCCGAATTTTTGCCGAATCTACATCTGCATCTTCTGTTCGGGGTCGAACATATAATGTAATCTTTCTTGATGAGTTTGCATTCGTTCCGAATCAATTAGCCGACTCATTTTTCAACTCCGTTTATCCGACGATTATTTCTGGTGATAGTTCAAAGGTTATTATTGTTAGTACACCTTTAGGTATGAATCATTTTTATAGGATGTGGATGAAGGCCAAGAAAGGTGAATCTCAATATAATCCCATTGAGATTCGTTGGAATGATGTTCCTGGTCGTGATGAGAAGTTTAGAGAGGAAACTATTGCCAACACAAGTTTGGCCCAGTTTAACCAGGAGTTCTGCTCTGTTTCATATGAGACTCAAATTGAGATTGAACGAGACGGAATAAGACAAAAAGTGCCTATTGGCAAACTCTACGAATCTATGCTATAATGCTCAATTACTAATATAATACCATAAATGTGCAAATAAAATTCCTAACATAATGAACTTACCAGATAGTGTACTTCTAAATAAACAAAACATAAAAATATTAACACCCAATGGATATGAGGACTTCTTGGGTGTTAATAAAATCACTGAGGATGAGTATATCCATTTAATATTTGAAGATGATAATGAACTAAAGTGCTCCCTTAACCACCCGATACTAACAATTGAAGGGATCATAATGGCAAAGGATCTAGATAAGAAGACCGAAGTATCCACAAAAGAAGGCGGTACATTCCTCAAAAAACGTAAAATCATAAAAGAACAAATACACCTATATGATATTGTCAACTCCGGTACTGATCATTTATATTATTCTAATAACATTGTTTCTCACAATTGCGAATTTCTTGGATCGGTTGACACGCTGATCTCCGGGACAAAGTTAGGAAATTTAGTACAGGATACTCCAATCAAATCTCATAATGGTCTTGAGATTTATGAAGATCCGATTAAGTATCATCAATATGTCATGACAGTGGACGTGGCCGAGGGGGTAGACAAAGACTATTCGGCATTTT